AATAGCCGGGGCGCAAGCCCCGGCTGACAGAAAGGATACCCGATGCCCATCGAATCTGTGAAGCAACGTGTCAACGCCATGGCTGCGCCCGGCGACCGTCAAGAGCTGACGGCCCTGCTGCACGCCGTGCTCGACGCCCTGCAGGCCGTCGCGGTCAAGCTGGACGCCGACACCGGCGTGAACGACACGAATTACGCGGCCACCGTGGCCACCTTCGTCACCGACTGAAAGGAAAACTGAACCATGTCGAGCAACCTCGCTCTTGACGCTGGCCTGACCGCCGCGTTCTCCAGCGGCGCTTGGGCCGAAGGCACCAACGCCAACACCATCAAGTCGACCGCCACGGTCACCTACGTCATTGACGGGCAGTTCTACAGCAAGAGCGCGACCGACAACGTCGCGATCAGCTACAGCGGCCCGTCGGTGTACCAGGCGGCTGCGGGTGGCGTGCAGTCCGTCAACGGCGGCTTCACCGGCGGCGTCAACGGCTCCACGCGGCTGTACCTGGTCTGCCTGGATGCGAGCGGCGCCGTGTCGATCGTGCCCGGCCAGATCGTGGACAGCGCTGAGCTGGCCGCCGGTCGGGTGGCGCTGATGTACCCGGACACGCCGAATGCCGTGTGCCCGGTGGCCGCCATGCGCATCGCGCTGACGGCTGGCACGGCCTTCACTCCCGGCTCGACCGACCTGTCGGCGTCCGGCGTGACGGCGACCTTCGTCAACCTGTCGATGGTGCCTGCCAACCCGATCCGCTCGTAAGCGGATCTGAAGCAGGGGGGGCGCCTGCGGGCGCTCCCCCGTCCGATTCCCCAGGAGACTGACCCATGAACACCAAGCTGAACAGCTACGAGAAGCACCGCACCGTCGACTCCGAGAACGTCGACATCGAGCGAGCTGTCACCCCCGCGGCGGAGGCCACGTCGGCCCGCGGCATCGAGGTGGACACCGACCGGGTGCTGCGCACCGATCAGCTCGACCAGGAAGCCTTCATGCGCGACGAGCTGGAGGTGCTGTTCAGCGAGCCCGCGACCGAGCACGAGCCGGCCTATGCCGAGGTCAACGTCAACGGCGACTATCGCCTCGCGGTGCGCGGCGACACGACCAAGATGCGCCGCTACCACCTGGCGGTGCTGGCCAACGCCAAGCAGTCGCGCGTGCGCCAGCGCAAGATCGTGAACGCGGACGGAAGCATGGGATTCCAGGAGGAGAACGTCCTGTCCCTGACCTACCCGTTCCAGGTCATCCATGACCCGAACCCGAAGCAGGGCGGGCCCTGGCTCAAGCAGCTCCTCAAGCAGCCTGGCTGATGAACTACCTGCAGCTCGTCCAGCGTCTTGCGGTGGAGTGTGGCGTGGCCACCTCCCCCGCGTCTGTGCTCGGCCAGACGGGCATGCTGGGCAAGCTGGTGAACTGGACGAACGACGCATGGGTCGAGATCCAGGGCATGCACGACAACTGGGACTGGATGCGCCAGCCGTTCACGTTCGAGACGGTGGCCAACGTCGGCGACTACCTGCCCGCCACCGTCACCAACACAGTCACCAGCAACCTGATGACCGACCTGCGGTACTGGCGCAAGGACACGTTCCGCTGTCAGAAGAAGAGCATCGGCGTGCAGGACGAGCAGTGGCTGGTGGAGTGGGAATACAACGTCTTCCGCAACACCTACCGCTTCAACGTGCAGGTGGCCGGGCGGCCGGTGGTGTTTGCCATCAAGCCCAACGGCAAGGCCGTGATGCTGGGTCAGATCCCGAACGACGTGTTCGAGGTGAGCGGCGAGTACCAGACGCTGCCGATCTCCATGTCGGCCAACACCGACACGCCGGCCATGCCTGCGCACCTGCACCTGGCCATCGTCTACAAGGCCATGCAGTTCTATGGCCTGTATGAGGCCGCGCCCGAGGTGCTGACCAAGGGCAACACCGAGTTCAGCCGGCTGATGAACCAGCTCGAACGCGAGCAGCTTCCCGAGCTGTACCTGGGGAACCCGTTGGCGTAAGGCAGGACATGGCATCCAACAGTCTGCCGCCGGTCCAGTACGATCTGATCCGCCTCGGTGGCGGGCTGGATCAGGTCACGCCCACGCTGCTGCTGCCGTCCGGGGTCGCGCGCAAGGCTGCGAACTTCGAGTGCAACATCAACGGCGGGTACACCCGCATCGCCGGGTACGAGCGCTACGATGGGCGGCCGAGCCCGTCTGATGCGCTCTACCACGTCATCGTCACCAGCATCACCGGCTCGCTGGCGGTGGGCAACACCGTCAACGGCCAGACCTCCGGCGCGACCGGAAAGGTCATCGCGATCAGCGGCAGCGATGTCGTCATCACCAAGCAGGTCGGCGACTTCCAGCTCAGTGAAAACCTGCGCGTTGGTGTGACCGTGGTCGGCACGATCACGGCGCTGCCCGGAGTGACTGCAGACGGCTACCTGGACGCGGTGTACCGCAACCTGGCGGCCGATGACTACCGGGCCGACATCCAGGCTGTGCCGGGCTCTGGCACCGTGCTAGGCGTGGCCATCTACAAGGGCGACGTCTACGCCTGGCGCAACGCCATCGGCGGCGCCTCGGCCAACATGTACAAGGCCACCACGGGTGGCTGGGTTCAGGTGGCCATGATGAAGGAGATGACCTTCACCAACGGAGCCATTGAGATTCTGGAGGGTGCCACGATCACGGGCCAGTCGAGTGGCGCCACCGGCGTCGTGGCTCGCGTGCTGGTGCGCGACGGGACTTGGGGCGGCACGACCCAGGCCTCCGGCAGCCTGATCCTGTCCAGCACCACTGGCACCTTCACCACTGGCGAGAATCTTCGGATCGGCGGCACGGTCTATGCCCACGCCGGAAGCGCAGCCGCGCAGATCACGCTGGCTCCGAACGGGCGCTACGAGACGGTGCTCGGCAACTTCGGTGGCGGCGACGCGAACTACCGACTGTACGGGGCCGACGGCCAGAACCGCGCGTTCGAGTTCGACGGCACGGTGTACGCGCCGATTGCAACGACCATGACCGTGGACAAGCCGCTGCACATTGCGATCCACAAGCAGCACCTGTTCCTATCCTTCGGCGCTTCGTTGCAGTTCTCAGGCCTGGGCGAGCCTTACCGCTGGGACCCGGTGGTCGGCGCAGGCGAGATCGCCATGAACGGGCCGATCACGAACCTCATCGTGCTCCCAGGCGACCAGTCCAGCGGCGCGCTGGGCGTCTACACCAGGCGAGACACGTCGGTCCTGTACGGCACGAGCGAGGCCAACTTCTCGCTGTCGACGTTCAACACCAACACCGGCGCGGTGCCGTACACCGCGCAGAACATCGACCAAGCCTACGTCCTCGACGATCGCGGCGTCATCAGCCTGGGCACGACGCTGAACTTCGGCAACTTCCTGCCGGCGGCGCTGACGATGAACATGCGGCCGTATCTGGAGCCTCGCATCAACAATGCGACATCGAGCTCTTTGAATCGCAACAAGGGTCAATATCGGGTCTTCTTTAACGACGGCACTGCCGTGTACCTGACCATCGTCAACGGCAAGATGTTGGGCGCAATGCCAATCGAGATGCTCGATCCTGCAATCTGCAGCGCCGAGGGCGAGAACGCCGCGGGCAATGCGGTGTCGTTCTTCGGGTCTGACAACGGCTTCGTGTACCAGCTCGACTCCGGCACCAGCTTCGATGGCAACCCGATCTCGGCCAGCGTCAACCTGGTCTACAACTCGATCAAGTCCCCCCGCATACTGAAGCGCTTCAGGCGCGCCAGCGTTGAGGTGGTGGGCAACTACTACGCCGAGTTCCAGTTTGGCTACGACCTCGGCTACCGCAGGTCTGAGATACCGCAGCCGCTCGATGCGTCTTACAACGCAGACCTCAGGTCCAGCTACTGGGACACCATGATCTGGGACAACTTTGTGTGGGATGGGTCTGACGTCACGCCGTCTGAAATTGAGGTGTCTGGCACCGCGGAGAACATTGGCATCCGCGTCTCTTGCATCTCGGACATCCTTGAGCCATTCACTCTCAACACGATCATCTTGCACTACACCATGCGCAGAGGACTGCGGTAATGCCGAACAGCTATTACAACCACACGTCCTACCCGACGCCCAACTCCCCCGGCTCCTCGGCCGGCCTGCGCTCTGAGCTGCAGGCCATCACCGACGGCTTCGACCTGCTGCCAACGCTGGCCGGCAACGGCTACAAGGTGGTCATGGTCAACGCCACGGGCACTGCGCTCGTGGCCACGGCCGCGCTGCAAAGCCTGGCGATCACCGGCTCGACGATTGATGGCACGACCATCGGCGGCACGACGGCGGCCGCGGGCACGTTCACCAACCTGACGGCCACCGGCACGGTCGGCCTGGGCAGCTCGGTGACGATCTCTGGCGGCACGATCAACGGCACGACCATCGGCGCCACCACGGCCGCGGCCGGCACGTTCACGACCCTGGCCGCCACGAGCGCGACCGTGGGCGGCGCCGCGGTGGTGACGGTGTCGGCGGCGCAGACGCTGACGAACAAGACCCTGACTGCGCCGGTCATCAGCTCGATCGTCAACACCGGCACGCTCACGCTGCCGACCTCGACCGATACGCTGGTCGGCCGGACGACCACCGACACGCTGGCCAACAAGACCATCAGCGGGGCGAGCAACACGCTCACCAACATCGGCAACGCCAGCCTGGTGAACTCGTCGATCACGATCGGCTCGACCACGATCAGCCTGGGCTCGTCCTCGGCCACCGTGGCCGGGCTGACGCTGACCCTGCCGACCATCAGCTCGATCCTGAACACGGGCACGCTG